GGCGTCGAGATCACCCGCAAGGGCATGGTCCTGATGGAGCGCCCCGCAGAGATCACGGAAGAGGTTCGCCAGATCGAACTCCGCCGCGCCCGCCTGCAGGTCCGCGCCAAGGAAGAGCAGCTCTCCGCAGCCCCGGCTGGCCAGTTCGAACGCTCCAACAAGGGCAACGAGATGGCGAAGATCAAGAAGGGGTATGAAGCCATGCCCATCCCTGAAGCATGATTAAGGCCGTCACGATCTACAACAAGATCGACCGCCTCAGAAAAGCGATACGGCGGGAGGGAACTCCCGCCGTTCAAGAGGCATGGGACAATCTCGAGCCCTACGTCTCCACGTTTATGAACGGAGGGGCGACAAATAAAGCGCCCCAAAACGATACTGACGACCGTTAAGGGTGACCCTTTGACAATCTGGTTGTGACGTGAGAGTATGCAGCCACTCTCCGCTCGGTGCGGAAGATTGAAACCCACGGTTCTACACTCGCCCCGGTGCGCGATGATGGACCTCCTGCAAAGGAGATACCCGTTATGGCGAACACCTCCGCGCCTTTCGGTTTCCGGCAGTACAGCGGCAACGGGTCGGCACCGACCTACGAACAAGTTGCCGTTCGCATTGCCTACAACGCCTCCGCCATCTTCTATGGCGACCCCGTCCTTCCTGATGCAAACGGCTATGTCGTTGTCGGCGCTCCCGGCACGACCCAGATCGCTGGCGTCTTCCAAGGCTGCAAGTACCTCTCGGTTGCACAAAAGCGCACCGTGTGGTCGAACTACTGGCCCGGCTCGGATGTTGCCTCCTCGCAGACTGTCGAGGGCTACATCGTCAACGATCCGAACGCCAAGTTCATCGCCCAGACCGGCGCTACCGGCGCTACCGCTGCCGACATCAATGCGAACGTGAACTTCGCCATTGGTACCGGCAACACCATGAGCGGTATTTCCGGCGCATCTGTCGACATGTCGACGGTTCAGACCACGGCTACGCTGCCCTTCCGCATCGTGGGCTTGGACATTGATCCACCCGGCGCACCGGGCACCGAAGCTGGGGCTTATAACCTCGTCATCGTGGCCTTCAACAACGTCAGCACTAAACAGCTGACCGGCATCTGAGGAGCATGAAACATGGCTGTCAATCTCTCCGCCATTAAAGACCTTCTGCTCCCCGGCCTCCGTGGCGTTGAAGGCAAGTACGAGATGATCCCGTCTCAGTACGACAAAATCTTCACGAAGCACAATTCCAAGATGGCTCTCGAGCGTACTGCCGAGATGCGCTACCTTGGCTTTGCGCAGTTGAAGACTGAAGGTGGCCAAACCGCGTTCGACAACAACGCCGGTGAGCGCTTCATCTACAACCAAGAGCACGTTGAAATCGGTCTGGGCTACGCGATCACCCGCAAAGCCGTCGACGACAACCTGTACAAAACCCAGTTCGCCCCGTCGAACCTCGGTCTGATCGAGAGCTTCCAGCAGACCAAGGAAATCTACGGTGCAAACGTCCTGAACACCGCGACGACCTACAATGGCGCAATCGGTGGTGACGGCGTGGCGCTCTGCTCCACCTCGCACCCCATCGACGGCGGCACTGTTGCAAACACCCCGACCACCCAAGTGGAATTGAACGAAGCGACCCTGCTGAATGGCATGATCTCGATCCGTACCAACTTCCGCGATCAGGCTGGCCTGAAAGTGTTCGCTCGCGGCCGTAAACTGGTCGTTCCGCCGCAGTTGGAACCGGTCGCAATCCGCCTGACGAAGACGGAACTGCGTCCCGGCACCGCCGACAACGACGTGAACGCAATCATGTCGACCGCTGGCGGCCTGCCCGAAGGATACATGGTCAACGACTTCTTGACCTCGGCATCCAACTGGTTCCTGCTGACCAACATCGACGGCCTGTCGTACATGGAGCGTGTGAAGTTCGAAACCGACATGCAAGTGGATTTCGTTACGGATAACCTTCTGGTCAAGGGCTACGAGCGGTACTCCTTCGGGTACTACAACTGGCGCTCGATCTTCGGTTCGTTCCCCTCCTAAGGGACAGAACTTGGGGGAGCCTTCGGGCTCCCCTACCCCTTCTCTGGGCTGAAACTCCGTCCTGACCGCGCCCAGCGGACTTTGCACAGACAGGGCGGTCACCGTGCAAGGAGATGCCCAAATGGGTACTACCACTTTCAGCGGCCCCGTCCGCTCCGGCACCCTGAAGACCGGCGAAACCAATGGCCCGAACCTCGGCTTTGCGGTTCTAGAACAGGAAACCTCGATCACCCAGAACAGCACCAACGCTGTGTCGTCGACGCTCTACATCCCTGTTGGCGCAAAAATCATCAACATTCTTGTTGATGTTCTGACCGCGTTCAACTCGGGCACTTCGGCTGTCCTGTCGGTTGGCACCGCAGCGGCTGGCACTCAGTATGCCAGCGGCGTTGACGTGAAGACTGCCACCGGCCGCATCACCCCGACCTTCACTGCCGCCCAGTTGGCTGCTATGTCGAACGTGTCGGTTCTGGGCGTTGCTGCGCCGACCCCCGCCCCCGTTGTGGTCACCGTGACCCCGACCGGTGCGACCTCGGCCGGTTACGTTCGCGTAACCCTCGTCTACGCTCAGCAGCCCTAAGGAGTGACATCAATGCGCACCGGTAACAAAAAACCCGCCATGTCTGTCACCAAGACGGTCAAAACCGGCACCGACAAGAGCAGCAACACCTCTGCTCACGTCGCGACCGGAAGCAAGAACGTCATCGGTGGCGCGAGCGTCCACGGTATGCCGCTGATGTCGGCAGCTGCACCCAAGGCCAAGTACTAACGAAGGGGCCGAAAGGCCCCTTCTACCCCACAGGAGACGCGAGATGACCCCCGTTACGATTTCAAAAACAGACACTGGTCGCAGCGCAGTTATCGCGTCGGACAGCTTCCAAAACCCCTTCAATGTGGGCCTTGTCGTCACCATCACCGGCACACCGACCTACAGCATCGAAATCTCCATGGACGATCCGTCCACTGGTACGCCGACTGTTTGGGCCACCCCGACTGGTTTTTCGGGACTGACGGCCGCCACGAACGGCTCCATCACGGTTCCGCACCACGCCCTGTCCATCAACATCACCGCCGGGTCCGGCACCGTCACGGCATACGTCGTTCAAGCTGGAATGCGCTAATGGCCAAGACACCAGCATGGACGCGAGCAGAGGGGAAGGACCCGAAGGGCGGCTTGAACGCTAAGGGTCGCGCCTCGGCGAAGGCGGAAGGCATGAACCTCAAACCGCCAGCCCCGAAACCGAAAACGGAAAAAGATGCTGGGCGAAAGGCATCTTTCTGTGCGAGAATGTCCGGCATGAAGAGCAAGCTGACCAGCGAGAAGACCGCTCGCGACCCGAACAGCCGGATCAACAAAAGCCTCAGGGCGTGGGATTGTTAAAACATGACCGTCACGACACCATCAGTCTCGCAGTTTGGCCGGTTTGAGCCGTTCGAGCTTCAAGTAGCGCGGGGCCAGATCACTGGTCACCGCAGCGTTGTCGTGTTCGGCTACAACCCGGACGTTGACCAGACGCGGGTAACCGTCTGGCCCTATACGGGTGTCCTTCCACTGCCTGCGGCACCCCTGCGGATGAAGGTTTCATCCAGCAGTGCCAACGACACCGCGAACGGTACCGGTGCCCGCACGGTCTTCGTCGCCGGTCTCGATGCCAACCACAACGAGATCAGCGAGATTGTCACCCTAAACGGACAGACTGCGGTCCTCACAACCCAGTCTTTCCTGCACATCAACAACGCCTATGTCGCGACCGCAGGTTCTGGTTTGTCGGCTGCAGGGGACATTTACTTTGGTGATGGCACCGTCACCGCCGGTGTCCCAGCCACGGTCTACGACCTCATAAAGTTCGACTACAACCAGCGGATCACCGGGAGCTACACAATCCCGGCGGGGTACACAGCATATATATCGCAGGGTCTGTTCTCTGCAGGCCAACCGAGCGGATCGTCGCAGGTAAGTGGTCGCCTCATGACTATCGGGGCTGACGGCATCCGCCGCACCGCAGCAATCACCACGGTGAACAACGGGTCTGCGGACTACACTTTCGAGTACCCCCTGCCGGTCCCCGAAAAGACCACTCTTGAGGCCACAGCTCAGGGCAGTGCAAACAACAACGAAGCTTCGGCGATGTTTATCTTGGTCCTCATCAAGAATGACGGGAGCCTGTAATGGCCACAACCGGTACCTACAACTTCAACCCCGGCCTCGGCGAGATCACGATCTACGCCTACATGAACGTGGGTATCCGGCCGACAGCCTTGGTGCAGGAGCACATGGAGGCCGCGCGCATGGCCGCCAACATGATGTGCTCCCGCTGGGCGAACCAAGGGGTGAACCTGTGGGCCGTGGACCTAGTCACCGTCCCGATTGTTGCCGGGCAGGCCACATACGCCGTTGATGACAACACCGTTGTCATGCTGGACGTTTATGCTCGACAGCAGCAGGGTTCGTCCCCGCCAATCGACCGCCCGATCATGCCGATCAGCCGCTCGGAATATGCGTCGTACTCGAACAAGACCGTGGAGGGCGCTCCGACGGTTTACTGGTTTGATCGTACACTGTCTCCAACCTTCACTCTCTGGCCGGTGCCAGACGGTCAGACGGTGCAGAGCATCAGATACTACCGGGTTCGCCAAATCCAAGACAGCTCGATGGTTGGCAACACGCAGGTGGAAATCCCGTATATGTGGCTTGAAGCGTTTGCTGATGGCCTTGCGTATCGCCTCGCCCGCATCTGGAAGCCGGAGATCGCTGTGGCCCTCAAGGCTCAGGCCGACGAAAGCTACAAGATCGCCGCAGACCAGAACATTGAAACGTCGAACGTCTACATGTCGCCGATGATCGGGGGCTACTTCAGATGAGCTACGGGTCAATCGCTGGCCGCGCCAGAACATCCTCCGTAAACCCTCAGGCGCATGCGATCTGCGACCGGTGCGGCTTTAGGTACAACCACGTCAACCTGCAGTTCCAGTTCGATTGGGCTGGGGCGACGGTGCAGAACAAGCGCATTTTGGTGTGCCAGCGGTGCCTCGATCAAATGCAGTCTCAGTTGCGCAGCTTGACGTTGCCGGGCGATCCGCCGCCGATCCTGAACCCGCGCCCGGAATTGTATGCCACTAACGCCACAAGCTACAGAGTGACGTCAGGTATGGATACCGTCAACGCTAAGACGGGTATTCCGGTTCCCGGCGGAGACTTCCGCATCACCGAAGATGATAGTAACCGCGTCACGCAACAGACCGGTTTTGCCAACGGCAGCCGCAACGAAGAGCCCGGCACTGATCCCAATGCCCCGGGTGACAATGATCCCGGTTTGCCGTATGGTAACACGAGCGTTCCAGAAACAGGTCCGATCTGATGGCGAATATTCAAATCCCAAACCTTCCGGTCGCTGTCTCCCTGAATGGGACGGAGCTTTTTGAGGGTGTCCAGAGCGGTCAGTCCGTTCGCATCACTGCGCAGCAGCTTTCGGATTACGTTGAAAGCGATGTCTTTGGAAACGTCATCTCTGTGCCGCAGGGCGGAACCGGGTCGATGAGCCTCACCGGCTACGTTTTTGGTGCCGGTATTGTGCCGCTCGAGGGTCGTCCAACCATTCCCAACACCGATATTACTGGCCTCGGGACCGCATCGACTGTAAACTTGGCGGTGGGCCCGACCCCGCCTGCCAGCCCGTCTGTTGGCGATCTGTGGGTCGACACAAACTGAGGAATAAACATGAGCTGGACGCCTGCGCTTGATATGCCTTCACCCATCAAGGTCGATGTAATTTCCACTTCAGGGCGCGGGATGACCGCTGAAGAAGTTGCCGACCTTGCTCTCAACAAGCTGATCTCGATCTCGGACACCGCTCCGCCAGAGATTGCGGCGCAGGCGAAAGCATTTAAGGATCGCATGCGGATGGTTCTGGTACACTACATGCGGCAGGCTATCGCTTCTGACCGAACAACAGTGTATAACATCTTGAACGATGCGGGTCATCCTGACCTCGCCAAAACAATCAGGGGGCTCTAATGGCTTTCACCGGAAACTATATGTGCACCAGCTTCAAGCAGCAATTGCTTGAAGGCGTCCACGACTTCCGCGCCTCTGGCGGGGATATCTTCAAGCTGGCGCTGTACACCAATTCGGCCAGTTTTACCGCCGCTACCGCGTCTTACACCTCGTCAAACGAGGTTTCGGCCAGCGGTTCGTACGCTGCAGGTGGTGGTGCGCTAACCAACATCAATCCCACTTCCAGTGGCACCACGGCGTTCACCGACTTTGCCGATCTGACGTTCACCAACACCACCATCACGGCGCGTGGGGCGATGATCTATAACTCGACCCCGACCCACACCTACACGGACCCGTCGGTTGTGATCCTCGACTTCGGTTCGGATAAAACGTCGACTACGGGTGACTTCACCATTGTCTTCCCCGCCGCAACTGCAGCTGATGCCATAATCCGGATTGCATAAGGAGCCATCATGGTTCTCGTAGTAGCCGACCGCGTACAGGAGACGACCCTTACCACGGGGACGTCCGACTATGCCCTTTTTGGGGCCGTAACGGGCTTTCAGTCCTTTGGCGCGGTCATGGCGAATGGGGACACAACCTATTACGCGGTGACGGACGGCACCAACTGGGAGGTCGGTGTTGGGACGTATTCCACCACCGGCCCAACTATGGCCCGCACGACCATCCTATCGTCCAGTAATAGCGGAAACGCTGTAAGCTGGTCCGCTGGAACAAAGGAAATCTTTCTTTCCTACGCCGCGTCAAAGTCGTCCTATCTGGACGCCTCTGGCGCACTTCTCGTTGCGGACAAAATTGTTCACACTGGAAACACCGATACAACTGTCCGGTTCCCCGCAGCTAATACGGTGTCTATCGAGACAGGCGGCACTGAGCGCTTCAAGGTCGAGAACAGCACCATCAC